GTCGTGTTCACCAGGTAGGTCCCCGCCTTCGAGAGCATCACAGAAGCCGGTCCAACGACCTGTGCCACCCCCCTCCCGAGAGGAGAGGAGGAGACGGCATTAACCAGGATGTTGGCGGCGGTGTTGCCCGTTGGGGGTGCGAGGCTTGTTGTTTCCGGCAAGGAGATGATTTGGGGAGTTTGAAGGGAGACGGTGTACTCAACGTACATTTCCCCCACAGAGGTTCCAGCAGTGAGACCGACAAAGCCGTCAGTCGCAAGGAAAAGATTCCCTGCGTTGAAAAGGCGAATGTCCACCCCAGCGGGGGGGACTCGGTCGAGGGTGTTTCGGATTTTGATCTTCTGAAGATCAGAAACCTTGACATCGTAGGTGAATGGAGCCCAGCCAGAGGTCCGGACGTTTCCAGAGTAGGAAAGCATAGCGGACTTGGATCCGGGAGCGGAGTCACTGGCATCGAAATCGATGGCCATATAAACGGCTCCCGGCTGTAGGGTGGAAATCAGTGGTTCGTAGATGAACCGGAGCTTATGGAATGTGTAGGTCTCGTATCTCATGGCAATCTCAGAGAGCCATGGGAAAATATCCTCGTTGCCTGGGTTCAGGGGGATCCCACTGGGGGTCACCTGAGCAAAGGTAGGGGAGGCGAGAACAAGATTTCGGAAGAACTCACGGTGTGAAACCACCACTGAACCGTCTCGATTGGGTACCAACTTCGGTCGGCCACTGATGATCCGAGTGGCGATGGAGGTTGGGGCTTGAGAGTGGGAAATCAGGGAGGGCCGGGCGAGGGCCCTTTTCTTGGCGCCTTGTGGATGGGCGCGGGGTCTCTGGCTGGCGCCCTTGCGCGCAGCGGAGACCGACAATTTGTTTCGGGTGGACATGTATGGGATTCGCCCCCTACCTGGGCGGACTGTACATCGGGAACGAACCAAGAGATCCTCGGGGACACTACCACTCACCACGCTGGTGATCTTCAAATAGATCCCAGGTGTCAGGCTCGTCGTCTTGCCAGATGGCATTGACATTTTGAGCTCGTGGCATGTCCTCATCATCCCAGTCAATCGGTTGATCGAAGGGCTCGAAGATCTCCCCTGTGGGGGGTCCGTGCAGTCTCTCGGCATTCTGGTTAGCTGGATCTTTGGATCCATTTGGCCCATTACCGTTCCCAACCCCATGACTTCCTCTCCGAGGTGGCTCGCCGAGATAACATGTTCTCAGGTTTGACCGCACCTCAAAGGGAAGGGAAAGTGTGCACGCCTTCAGTGGCCTCAGGGGGGGGCATGAAGGTTTGGCGTGAGCGAAGGGCCTTGCCCATCGCCAATAGGAGATCGATTCGTCCGATAGAGGCCTCAGACCCTTCGTGTTGGGTCGGAGGAGCTTCTTGTTGACCCTAAAGCCAGACATGGCTTGGTCACGGACAGCCGCTTCTGCGCGTTCTCCCATGGCAGTCAGGACCCTCTGAAGGGTCATCCGGCGCTCATACCATTCGTCATCAAAATCATCCGACACCATGGACCACCCGTGTTTTTGTAGGTGGTCGAGTGTCCAACCCTCTGTCCCGCGAATGGGAAGGAGACGGACATCATGGATGAAGGATTCAAAGACCTTGGACATCGACTTGTCAGTTGGCAGAGTCACCGGGATCGCACGATAAAGTGCTTGATCCGGGTTATTGACAAACCAAGTGGCTATCTTCCTCTGGTCCTCAGTGAAAACCGGTTTCTCAAGGGCAAACTTCGGATCCACTCCAAATCCACCTAAGTGGGGAGGAAGGAACCAATTCGGGGAGCGCCCTAGGAGACGGAGACAGTGGAAATCGTCAGACCAGCGACGGAACGCCAGGCAAAGAAGCCTGGACGCAAAGGGGCAGAACTCGAACATTGTGTTCAGTTCCTTCCCAAGGGTTACTGGTGTGATGGTCCTCTTGCTTTCCTTCAGGTCCTTTCGGGACGCGAAGATAAGCTCAGGATTCTCCACTTTGGTCTCTGGACCGTCTCCAAAAATGAGTTTCTGGTTCAGATACCCGATCCGGTAAGGGTGCTGGCTTCGGCCAGTGCCTCTGATCATGAAGATCTGGGAGTTGATCTGGCACATCTCTGTTGAGACGTAGTTCTTCCCCGTTGAGAGGACG